CGCGCCACCATTTCCTCCTGCTTGAGCGAAGGTATTACCAGTTGCTCCTCTACCTCCACCCGTTGAAGTTATAGATGAGAAAACTGAGTCTGATCCTATTGTGCCAACACCGTTTGCACCGCCAGCACCGCCTGCACCAACGGTTACTGTTATTGCACTTCCAGCGCTTACCGCAAAACTAGAAGCGGTACGCATACCTCCACCTCCACCGCCACCGCCGCCGCGCGCGGAGGGTGAATTACCACCACCACCGCCACCGCCACCTGCAACAACAAGATAATCAACAGTTGAGGTTGCAGGAACAAAAGGTGTTACTGAGTTAGATGCGCTAGATGGTAATGAAGTAAGTCCTTTTGCATTAGTCGCAGTTACGGTAAATGTGTAAGCAGTGCCGTTGGTTAAACCTGAAACTGTAATTGGTGATGCCGCACCTGTTCCAGTCAATGATCCAGGTGATGATGTAACTGTAAAAGAAGTAAGAGCAGAGCGTCCTGTAAAAGTAGGGGCAGTAAAAGTAACTGAAGCACTTGCGCTACCCGCTGTTGCTGTACCTATTGTTGGCGCGTTAGGTCTTACTGGGCCTGAACCTGAAATAACAGAAATCATTGACATTAGATGAGATCTCCAACCACTAACCAATTGTTTGCAGAAGTTTGAATACACCCAACAGATGAATACTGAGCGCGTATTACAGGACTTGCCGCTGTTGCGCCACCTGAAACCACCGTTACGCCTCCTGCTCCTGAAATAGTTACTGCGCCTGCGCCATAAGCCGCCATCATAATAACAGCACCTACTGGCAATGCAATTGAACTATTAAGAGGGATTGTAACAGCAATAGAAGAAGCGTTTGCAAGTGTTACAAGTTTTCCATTATCTGCTAGAGCCAATGTATAAGTAGTTCCTGTTTGCGAATTTGTAGCCACATTTGCGTTGAGCGTTACTGAACCGCTTGTGCCGCCACCACTTAATCCTGCTCCTGCTATAACGGCAGAAATGTCACCACTTTCAGGAATGTTTGTTGTGACATTTACGCGTGTGTCTGTAATGTCTGCCGTTACAATTGTGCTTGCGTTCGCCGCTACCGCAACAGTTGCTAAAGCAATTGAATTGGCAGGTGTTGCAGGAGCAACAGGAGATCCAGCGGGAGTTCCTGCAACAACATTAAAAATTACATCATTGTTTGCGCCTGAGTAAAAAGCGTCTCTTACAGTTACGCAAACAAGGTCAATGCGTGGATTTGTAAAATCTGCCGCTGTAATTGTTGCAACTGTTGTTGCGTCATTGAAAACTGTGTACACGCCCATGTTGGTTGTAGTTGTTCCAACAATTGCCGCCCACCCTGAAGCAATGCGTACTGACATGCCCGCAGGGGAATTTTGAGTAACGGCTAATGAGGAACTACCAATAATGCCAGTAGTAGCCCACAACGCTTGCGCGGTTAGACGGTCATACTGAGCAGGGTATGAACCTGCTTGCAACCATGATGGAGGTGTTTGTAGTGTCATTTATTCTCCCTTAGATGTACGCAGAATACCAAGAAACGGTAGCCTGAGTAGTTCCTGCTAAAGTGCTTGAGCCAGTAAAAAAGAAATTTGAATTGCCTGGTGGCGCATCAAACCATGTGCCTGAAATTAAAAGATTACGCGCAGGATTGCCATTAAGTGTAATCAATTGATTGTAAAGATCAATTTCTAAAGTATCTAATGCGCTGTATGTACCTGTAAAATTAAGTGTGTTGCCGCTAGTAGTGTTACCTATAATAGGGTTTGTAATAGGCCCTTGAATAGTAATTGTTGGGTAAGTGGTGGCCCAACCAATGTTATTGATTGTTGTTGTAACGCTAGAAGAACCACCACCGTATGTGTAATTAAATTCTCTGTTGTATGTGCGCCCTAAAGCCGCGCTAATAAGCATGTTAGCCGTTTGCAAGTTACTGTCATAGTAATTTGGATCAGGGCAAAAGAAATCAACCTGAGATGTAATGTATCCATAGGTGTAATTAGGATCTACGCTTGTGCGCAAAGCGCGAACGCGAGCATTAACAAATTGCTCAGATGTAGGAATGTTAGGAAACTTAAAAAATAATGGTGTTGTGCCTGATGTTTGTGGCAAAAGAATACGCTGAATTGTGTTGTAATTTGTTTGAGCAGACCCATTACTATCGCCAAAAGTATTAAAAATAATTGAGATTGTTCTGCCGCTTAAAAAGTCACGGCCTGAAAACATGCCATCATTGTAACCGCGGTTATCATCTTGATTACGGATACCAGGCAAAGACTCAAGGCCATCAACGCTAAGAATTTGGTAGGGCGAACCAGTGCCACCAAAAACTTGATTGTTAAAAGCAAATGAATAAACTTGGCTAAGTGTTGTCATTACATGTCTCTAGTTCTTGCGGTAACTGGCGCGTTTTTAGGAAGGGTTATGGCTTGCCCGTATTTAATTGCATTTAAAGTAGCCAAATGTACATCTTCAGGATCAACTTTTGTTGTTGTAAATTCCTGTTTAATGTTTGTTACCGCCACCGCGCCGCCTCCGCCGCCTCCGCCACCGCCGCCGCCAGGGGCGGGAGCAGGAATAATTGGTTTGTATTCAGGTTGTAAAGTCATAGCGTAAACGGAAGATAGAAAATTTAAATTTTCCATAAGTTTTGCTACTTCTTGTAATTTGTATCTTAAATCTTCAAGTTTTTTCATTACAGACTTATTGATTTCATCAATAGCCTTTTCATAGTCTTTCTGAGCCTCTACAAGCCTTTCTTGAAGGCTTTTAGCCGCTTCTGCTAGTCCTTCATTAAGATCCTTTTGTGCGCGCTCTCTAGCCTCTGTGAGAGCCTTTAGAGCGTCTGCAATGGCTTCATCATAATTAGCCTTAGCCTCAGACATAGACTCTTTGAGATTTTTGTCCGCCTCAGCCAATTTATCTTTACGCAATTTTTCAGCCTCAGCAACGGCTTCACTGTATGAAGCATTAGCCTCTGCCAATGCTTCATTCATTTCAGTGTTAATTGTGGCTAAAGACTCTTTAAGATCCATAGATACTTGGCTGTATGCTTGCATTAGTTCATCAGTTGCAAGCCTGCCTCCTGCGTTCATTGTCTGCGCAAGAGCGTCTAAGCCAGTTTCAGAAACTTTTTCTACCTGACCATACAAACTTTGTAATTCTTTAGTGGCTTCAGGTGATGCGGCTTTAAGTGCCTCAGCAATTTTGTTACCCGCTTCAGGGCCTTGCTTTACAACTTCCTCAATAAATACTTGGCTGTAACCCATGCCAGCCAGTTTTGCGGCGTTGGCTTGTAATTCTTTAATTGCGGCTAATTTTGTTTTTAGATCAGCAAGAAGTTTGTCAGCACTATCTGCGCCACCCTTGAACGCCTCACCTAAATCAAAACCAGTCTTAGATGCAAAAGCCTTACTTAAACGATCCATTGATTGTTGGAGAATGTTTGCTTGTTTTTCTGCGGCAGATTTAGTTAAGTCAGCGGTTTTATCCGCGGCTTTTTTGCGTATGTCATCAAGTTTATTGTTGTTTGCTTTGAGAAGATTTTCTTTTTTATCAGCAAGTTCTTGATCAATGTTTTCAATAATTTCTGCATGGCGTTTACGCGCTTGTTCTTCAGCCTTGTCTCTGCGCTTTTGCGCTTCTGCCATAGCCTCTGAATTACGCTTTTCTGCTTCTTCAAGAACTTCTTTGTTGCGCTTGTTTAGATCAGCAACTTTTTCATCATAATCTTTATGAGCCTCAAACATGACTTCATTGCGTTTATCTAATACTTCTTGTGCTTTTTCTTGCGCGTCAGCAATAACTTCATTCATGTCTTTGTAAATCTTTGCTACATCTTTTTTGTAGCCTTCAAGTTTCTTTTTTTCTTTATCATCAAGGCCGCCGCCTCCACCGCCGCCACCTCCGCCACCGCCGCCTCCACCACCGCCAGCACCTTTTTCAGCGTCTTGGCCAGCCTTAGCAGATTTGTTAGCCGCGGCAGTAAAACTATCTACTTTGGCTTTAAGTCCTTCAACTTTGTTTGCAGTCTTTTCAGCAAAATTGCCTACGCCTTCAATTGCACCATTGACTAATTTTAAACCAGCCTTAGCCGCATCACCAACACCAGGAAGTTTAGACATAACACCTAAGAACAAACGCATAGGGCCTGTAATAACTTTCATAATAATGGTGATCATTTCACCCCATGCGCGGATCATAAAGGCTACATAACCAAGAACGGCCTTAGCAACAACGGCTACGCCATTTCTAAATGTTTCGCTCTTTTTGTACGCAACAACAAATCCTGCAACAAGTAAACCAATAGCCGTAACAATGATGCCAATTGGGTTTGCTCGCATAACTGCATTAAGTCTAAGCATAGAAGCGGCAAGTCCATTAGTAGATGCAATAGATGCTAATTGTCCACCAGTAAGAAGAACTTGAGCAACTTTCATAACAGTCATAGAAACTGCAACTAATTTTTGAATGGCTAAATAAGCCTTGTAAGCCGCAACGCCTCCTAAGACTGCACCAGTCAATACAAGGATAACTGTTGAGTTGTCTTTAACAAATTTACCTAGAGAGCGTAACCCTGGAATAAGTTTATCAGTTAAAAAGTCTGTAACTATTTTAAGAGCAGGTAATAATTTTTTACCTAAATCTGTTTGCAACGCATCAAATTCATTTCTAAGAACCTGCATGCGGCCTTCAGGTGTGTTTCTTAATTCTTTGTTAAAGTCTTTGTATGTTGAATTAAGCACTTCAACAATAGCCGCGGCGCGTTGTGACTCTGTTCCTGATGAAATAGTTTTTTTAGTATTTTCATCAATTACAAAACCAACTCTAGTAAGTGAACCAAAGTTACCGTTAAGCGCTTGAGCCAATCCGTTTGTCATTTGCTTAAATTCATCTGCGCTTGCAGTTGCGCCTTTTTCAGCCGTAACATAATCAAGAATTGCAGGAGTAAGGGTTTTGATTGTTTCAGTTTGCAAATTAAATGTTGCCAACTGTGATTGAGTTTGCGTAATGTTGCCGCCTGTTACAACGCCAACTTTTTCTAACGCTTCAGCCTGAGCATTAAGTGAGGCAATTTGTTCATCAGTTGCGCCAGTACCAACCTTCATCAATTGATACAAACGCTGTTGTTGCGCTTCTGCCTCTTGCGCCTGTGCAATAACATCTCTACCAAATTGCAAAACTTGAGTACCAGCAAAAGCAATACCAAGAGATGCACCAATTTGTTTTACTTTGCCAACAAAGTTAGTCATGCCAGTAGATGCGGTTTGAACAGATTTATCTACACCCTTGATAGCGTTTTCCGCCTGGGCTAAACCTGATTTTAAGCCTTCTACATCTGCCTGTAATTTAATAAGCATTGGTGGAATTAGATCAGCCATGATTAACTCCCCAATTTCTCTCTAACAGCGGTTGCAAAGATCCTGTTTAATTTGCCGCTACGCAATAGCATTAAAGCCGCAGGTTCTAAGTAAGGGTATTTTACCCCCGCAGGCCATTTTCCACCGCCCTTTTCTACTTGGCGGGAGTAGATCATTGTTGGCCCAACTTCAGCGGTGTAAACTCCTAAGCCAACACGGAAAGCAGTTCTAATAGATCGTTTTAAATTACCTGTAACTGTGTTAGGCCCTGATCCACCAACATGTTTTGGCGGCGTGATTTTTAACCACGGGTTGCCGTTTTTACTTACACGCTTTTCATAACTGCGTGTGCCTTGAAAGTTTAATTTTGCCTGGCGTTCAACTGCAAGGCCAACGCGCATAATTCCTAATTGCGCGCCTTGTTCAATTTTTTCAGCCGCTCCATCAATCGCGGCGAGAACATCTTTAAGGTTCTTGATGACAATTTCAGCCATTTCACAACCCTTCTGTTTTCACCTCATCAACGGTTCTAGCAATTGCTATTAACCAATCTGCCGTACTAGCGGGCAAGTTATCTACCTGTTCAGGTGTCCAACCAAACCGCTCTGCCATTTGGTAGTAATACCATTGCTCATCAGGATAAGAGAACGCCTCATGGCGTTCCCCACCCTGAAGTAACCATTTTAGGCGTTGGAGTTCTCGCCAATTGCTTTTGGGTCTGCCTCTGTCTGTGGCGTTTCAGCCAGGTTAGGGAACAGATACTTTTGCGCGTCTTTTGTGTGATCTACCAAAGCATCATAATCAGTCATTGTCAGTTCATCTAATGACTCAAGTTTAATTGATGGCGGAATTAAATCAAATGACCATGACTCAACAAGCATTGCAATAAGTGCATCACCTAATGCAAGTGCTTTTGTTAAATCTCCACCAATAGCGTTATCTGCTGTACGCATAACATTTTTGCGGTCTTTAACGCGCAATGTTGATGGATCTTTAAGAACTACTTTTGCCCCTGACGGTAGCGTTACTTCTTTAGACATGTTGCCTCCTGTTGGTTTGCCTTCCTAAATCATACTAAAAAGGAGAGCAAGCGGTGTGGGAGAGCGGGAAGGCAATCGCCCTCAACCACACCGCCGCCCTGATCTAGTTATGCGTATGTACCTGAAGCCTTAGCGTTCTGCAACACCCATTTGATAGGTGAGAAACCGCCTGAAGAACCAGCATCAGTTGTATTTGATTGCGCGTTAATGTCCACTGTTACCTGTACAAAATCTTCACCGCGTTCAATCACACCAGTGGTGTAAGCGCCCTTAGTAAGAGTTGCCTGGATTTGAACCGCAGAAGCACCAGCACCATAAGCCCAGTTAAATACAAGAGCAGGTTGTGAGTTGTTAAGGAAGTTAAGCAATTGTGAGTCATTGTCCATGACAAATGTAATCTTGCCTGTTACTTCCAAAGGCCCTAGAAATACTTGGTATGGATCTTGTGTATTTGAGATGCCATAGATAGGTGTTGCAGGGCGTGTCATGTCAATGTTGCCAGTCATGGCAGTTGATACCGCAGATCCACCGATTGAAACAGTACCGCGCCACACTGGTGTAGGTAGAACTGTTGAGAATGTAGGTGTTGGATCTGCAACAAGTTCAGACTGGAAACCAGTGCTTTTTGCATCATACTCAAGCATGCCGTCTGCATTGAATTTCAATGAGAAGTCAGAGAATTGGCAACCAGGGTATGAGCGAACATCTACGGCGTAGAAGTCAGTCAATGTGTAAGAAATTGGCTGAACATCTCCACCTGATGCAAGGCTGTTAAATAGTGAGATTGTGTGAGTAAATGGTGCGGACGCGCCAGTAGTTGCTACTGAACCAAGAAGTCCTGCAATGCCATAGCCCACGGTGTCTGCAAATACTGCGCCACCAAAATCTACGGTTGAGCGTGTGCGGCCTGGAATGTAATTGTAATTTAATACATTTGAGCCACGCAAGCCTGTGTCATAAAGTGGATCTACAATGTCCACTGGTTTTAATGAGTCCTTCATTACTGGAATGAAGTCGGTTGGTGCTACTGCCGTACCGCGGGTTGCTTCTTTAGCAATACCTAAGTACGAGCGTACGGACTGTTGAACAGACATTATTTCACGCTCCTAGTTTCTTGTCTGACGCGGCAGACATAGTTGTTGTTGTTTCTTTTGGTTCTGTTGGTTCTG